TCAGCGATGTGATTGGGAACAAAAGCAAATTCATCCAAGAAAAGGATATTGAAAGACATACCCCTAACAGCACTAGCAGAGGTAGACGCAGCCAAGATTTTTGAACCATTTTCCAACTCCATTGAACCTTTGTTCCATGCTATAATTCCCTGTTGCATCCATCTTGGTAAATTTTCATAAGCAGTCTGCAATCTACCAAGAAGTTCCCTAGCAGTCGCAGCCTTGTTAGCAAGAATACCAATATTAACACTGTCATTAAAGACAGCATAATGTAATAGATATGCAACCACCGTTGTAGACTTACCAGTCTGTCGTGGCATTTTACATATATTAAATCTCTCTTTATGAAATCTTTTTATTAACTTCTCTTGAAATTTATAAGGTGCAAATGGTAGACCTTCATCCAGATTAACAATCTGAACATACGTTTTTGCAAAATAAACTGGATTTTTCTTACACTTTATAAATTCGCTAATCTGATCTGCACTAAATTCAACTGGGGTATTTGCCTTTTTTAAATTAGGATTACCCAGATATATATTTTCAGAAGACATAATTAATTTTTTCCTGCATATAATAATGGTTCAGTTGGATCTCTTCTTACTGGATTATAATAAAGAACCATACCTTTTGGATAAACTTTCTCTATTTCTGCTCTTACTTCTGCTTTGGTTGGTCTTGAGAATTTACCAAAGAACATTTGAGTCTTGATAGTTCTTCCTCTCCAATTTACAAAAATCACATAAGTTTTACCTCTTTCCTGAAGACGAAGATATGACTCATAAGTAAATGTTTTCTTCTTGATCTTAGTATCATTCTCACCAGTTCTACCTGGTTTCATTGTTCCTGCTGTAAATCTTTTGATATTTCTACCCTTTTTACCTTCACTGTCTTTACCAAGTCCACCTTTTCTCGTTGCAGTAACAGTGCCAGTTTTCTTCGTCTGAGTAAGAACTGCATCTTGTCCATACTTTTTACCAAGTTCTTTTACTGCTTTCTTAAACTTTCTCTTACCTTTTTTACCAGAGGTAACAACGTGACTACGTTCTTTAACCTTAGTTACTTCACCAGTCTTGTCATCTTTCTCGTCCCATCTACCTTGTACCTTAGTAGCACCAGGAAGACCCTTACCCCTAATATCACGATCTAACTGCTTTGCTCTTGCCTTATTTTCCTTAGAAGATTTGTCACCACGACTTCCAGAGATGATTGCCATTCCACCCTTATCCGATTTAGATTTGATTCTAGAGAGACTACTCTCATCAATCTTATAATCATCTTGTATATCATCTGGCACATTCTCAGTGCTACCAGAAACATACTTAGCATGTACCTTTCTTGCTAACTGTCTCTTTGCTCTTGCACCAGCATCCATTGCCTTTTGAGGCTCTTTCTTTTTATCTTTTTTACCTGCAACTTTATTCATTGCAGATACTGCTTTTTTTCTAAAATCAGATAAATTCATTAGTCTTCAGATTCCCCTTTAGTATTTAGAACACCTTCCTTTATTAGTTTAGATAAATCTGAGGTGGAACCCACAAATAGTGCATTATTAACAGTTGTTGGTCCTTTCTTATCTTCTTTACCCAATTCCTTCATCTTAGTTTGAAGATCAATCAATTTATCAGTAGTATCTCCAACACTTTTAATTAATTGTCCAACAACTTCATAACCTCTTGCAGATTGGCCATCTTGTGCTACTTCCAAAATACCATTAATTGCTTCCTGACCCTTTTCTATTAACGAATAAAGATTACCTCTTGTATATTCGTAATCAACAGTAGATTCTGTTTTTTCTCCAACATTTTTTAATTGATCCTTTCTTGTTGTACCCCCACCTTCTGGAGTGTCGATTGCTTCTACTTCCTTGGTTTCAATGTCTAAAGCATTGTCTATAGCATCAAATTTACTCATACGTCAGTACCCTTACTTGGACTATAATTTAAACCATCAACACCAAAATCATAACGTTGCTCACTAAATCCAAAGTCATCTCCCATTTCAACAAGAGCATCGTCAGCAGCATTTACAGCATCTATAGAATCTCCATTAATATGAGTATCTGTGGTTGTTCCATCTTGACCTCTCTTAACAGTAATATTATTACCATCAATTGCCTTAATAAACATTAATTCATTTCCAATTGCAATGTAAGTATCAACAAGTAATCCAGATGCATCTGCAACTAGGAACTTAGTCTTAGACTTAGTGATATCCTCTCCAAGAACTGTTGCATTGTCATCATTATAATCCTTAAGTGCTCTTGGTTCAGCAACATATCTTTGAGTTCTTGGTGCAGTCTTAACTGCTTCAGTTGAATAATCAACCTGAACCTTCTTAATAAGTCCAGTAGAACTATCTGCAACTGGTCCAAATAAGTATGTTTTAGCAGTAAAATCTAAAGTATGGATTATAACTCTTTTTTCATCCATTCCACTATCATAATTATCTTCAAATGATACACTTTCCAAAACCATTGGTATATCTCGTTTTTCACCAATAGATTTAACCAAATCTACCGTCAAATTAAATGATGGTTGAAAATATGGTAATATCTGTTCAATAATTTGTAAAGAATCTTCATTGTATTGAGTCATTGCATATAACTTAAAACTTAAATTATATGGAACTGGCATGAATACCTTTCTAGCAGATTTGGATCCATCTGTAGTAAAGGCTTTAAAAGTTTGCATTGTTGAAACTTTTCTTGATGAATCATAAGAAATTCCATCCATCTCAAATGCTATTCTTGGTAATGTTATTGCAACTCTCTTTCTTAAATCTGGTTTTTGTTCTAATCTTGCAAGAAATTTCTCTGTTGGTCCATAAGCAATGGGAACCCTTACCGTAGAAAAGGCTGCTCCTGCAGATGTTTGATGTTTAATATCAATTGTATTGAAAAGAGTACCAAAGGCAATAATAGTCCTTCTAATAATCTCGTGATAATAATAGGTTCCTAGCATATCAAGTCCTCCTTATATTATATTTAGAAGTCTCCAAATGGATTATCTTCAGTAAAGTCCAAAAGTGCATCTGCTTCTGATTCTACAAGAATATTTTCATTGTAAAGATCATACTCATCTTGGTCAGATGTACTCTGGACAATATACTTAGCATCAGATCCATTATTAGAAGTTCCTATACCAACAACTGCTTCTCCAATTGCAAAACCACTTCCAGAAATATTGTTAATCTTAAGAATCCTATCATCACTATCCCAAGATTCAACATATGCAGTACTTCCAGTAGAAACACCTCTAACCATCTCTCTAAAGAGATAATTTCCAGTGTTAATACCAGAGGCAGGAGCATCTATAATAACATTTGGTGCTACGGTATATCCAGCACCAGCATTAGTGTATCTAATAGCATTCAAACCACCAGCAGTATTAACTATAGCAACAGATGCTGCATTAGTTCCTCCAGATGGGGCAACTCCAATAAGAACAGTTGGTGTTGATCCATATTCTGCACCAGGATCGTTTATAGTTGGTATAGTTAGAGATCCTTGTGAAATTATAGCAGTTGCAATACCACCAGTTCCAAATGCATTCTGACTTCTAATAGTAATAACAGGTGGTACAGTGTAACCATAACCTGGATTAGTAAGTTGAATATTATCAATCGATTGACCAGTCTGTCCAGTTCTACTTGTCATGATTGCAACAGCAGTTGCATTCGTACCACCACTTGGAGCAGTAGCAATTCCAACTAATGGTGCAATTGTATATCCTGTTCCATCATTGATTAAATCAACTTGAGATACTGAATAACGTCCAGTTCCAAGTGATCCAGTATTTTCTGCTACAACAACAGTAGCAGTTGCTGTTGATGCACCAAGACCAACCATAGTAAGTCTTTGTGTAAATCCAAACTCAACTGCAGCCTCATCAACTTCGGCAATACTTGTATCAATTAGTTCATCAGCAGCATAATCCATTACTTCACAACTTAATGTGTAAACATAGAGATTATTCAACTGATAAAATGGTTTCTTACCTTCAACATACTTAATCTCAAACATAGTATTATCTAAAGGTAAGTATATTAAATCACCTTCTTCTGGCCTTGTTGCTAATTCTATTTGACTATCTGCTGCCATAAATGGACTAATAAAATCCTCATACCTTTCTTTAGATACTACAAAAGTAACTTGATCAGTTGTTTGAACTCCAAATTTAGATAAAATATCTCCATTACCTTCAAATCCTTCATAATTCAGCAAATATGCTTCCATCCGATAAGCATCATCAAATACAGAGGCGGTAACCTCTTTCATAATAGTATTTTTGTTTATGACATTTCTTGGAAGATATACTACATCCTGTCCATAAATTTTTAATTGTTCATTAATTAGATCCTGAACTAATCTTTGTTCATTGGATGATCCTTGAAGGAAATACGGAGAAAGTGGCATAACATTATCCTATCATATCCAGTGGAGGAAGCTCGTACTCGTTCCTAAGTTCATATTCAATTTGCTCAATTTCTTTTACTGCATCATCGTAAATCTGTCTACCATTTAATTGAACTCCACCAGGTAACATAACTCCTTGAAACTTAATAAGATTTTGCCCCCACTGTTTCTTAATAATTGCGGTTAAATACCGTTTTAACCAGAAATCATTATAGATATCTGATGCATTTGCTGGATCTACAATTCTATAACAATCTAAAACTATATACTGATCTTCAGTAAATTCCTTCCAATCAATATCCATATACAATCTATGTTGTTTTTTATTAAACCTAATTTGAATATCTGGAGTAATTAATCTACTCAAATCTTCCATATAGGTTTTCGTCATTGTATAATTTAATAAATCAAGTGCTCCATAATAATAAAGATCATTCAAGAACAACTGGTACTTAAGATTAAACATACCACTAGATATGGTACTATTATCCATCTTAAATACTTTTTCTACACCAATTACATGATCTGGTAGTTGTAAAAAATTATAATTTTCTTGCCATCCTAATGTAGTTACACCAACACCAGTTGTTGCTGTACTAGTTGTAATTCCAGAAGCACCTCCCTCAAGTATTGTTTTTTCTGCTAAAGTTACTTTGTGCTTTAAAAAAGTTCTCTCAATACCATCAAAATGTCTTTCTTGAAAGTATTGTAGGGCATCATCTACCAGATCATCAATCTGATCATCATCTACATTAATTTCCAATACAGGATATCCTAGTCTTCGTAGACTATAATCTATTAATCCTTGTCTGGTTGATGGTTTGCTCATTCTTCAAATCCGTCTTCGTTATCTTCTGTTTCTCCATTTTGCAATTTGAGAAACTGTTCTTCCAAATCCATATAGTCTTTGGACATAGATGCTATTTTTGCTTCCATTAGAACGTTTTGGTTAATCAATTCTGATAATTTTTTATGATAATGATTAACTAAAATATTCACATCAAGTTCACGATTCATGTTTAGAATTGACCTCCATCGATTGTTGTCGTCCAGACTGGAATGCCAGAAGCATTCGTTGTTAGTATATAGTTGGAAGTAGAGATACCTGCAGCAGGGTTTGAAGTTGAAGTTAACTTACCAGTAGCATCAAAATATGCTGCACCACTAGACCACCAATCTCCTGATCCACTAGTTGCACCTTGGTAGTAGATACCTTTAACATCTAGGAATCCTCTCACACCAGCAGCAACATTACCTGATACGGTAGCCTCTGGGATAAAAGTCCATGATCTCTGTGGAACATTAGTGTTGGATTCTCCAGCACTATCGTTCATACCAAAGAAACCAGTTTTGTTATTTGCTACACCAGAACTAGTGTTATAGTTATAAGCAATACCACGGTCAGTATTAGTATCATAACCATGTGTAATGGTCAATTGAGTGGTTGTTGTAATACCAGCAGTTGTCTGACCATCAATATAAACTGTTGAAATGCCAGCAGCAGTTCCATAATATGCTATAGTTGTTGTTCCTGCACCTGGAAGTGCTGAACTACCAGTAATAGTATCTCCAGTATTAACACCAACAATACCATCAAGAGTAATTGCGGAAGTACCAGATCCAACTGTTGCTGTAACAGTTCTTTTACTGGTAACATCACCAATAGTCATTACTGGATCATTTACAGTAGCATTGGTGGAATTAACAGTAGTTGTTGTTCCATCAACCTGTAAACTACCTTTAACTACAACTAAACCATCACTACTTAATCCATCAGGATATGGGTCAATGAATAATGTGTTACCACCACCAGATCTAGTTGAAATAACATTAGAAGAAATACCGATGTTATCAATAACAGTTCCACCTACAATCTCTACTCCATTATTATAAACCCATGCTTTACCAGTTACCTGAATCTTATCTGTACCATCTTCGTCATACTCAATACTAGAATCTTTATTTGCACCAAATGATAGTTTAGTATCATCGTTAATTACGATATGACCATTAGATCCTGGTGAACCATTAGTAACGAAATTAATATCTCCATTTGTATCATTTGAATATATTGTATTTCCATCAATTGTTAAATTATCTACGTTCCACTGATCAACTCTTGGCATACTTGCATCAGCAGTTCCTGCACCAAGTCCAGTAGCATTTAAACCAGGACTACCTGCAGAGGATACATCAAGAATTGGAATAAATCCGTTAGACAGTGTACTACCATTTGCATTTGCACCACCAGCAACTGTTCCTGGTGTACTTGACATCATATCGGTATAATACTTACCACCGATACTAATTGGATTAGAATCTGGATTATCGTTATTACCTACGTATAATCTACCACCCCCATTTGCTTGGGTTCCATTGGTCATGGTGACCGCTAATTCACCATAATTTATAGTTGACGGAGCAGTTGCACCAGTCGATCTTTTTACTCGAATAATACTGGCCATTTAAAAGCTACCTCCGTTGATATTTAAGTTTTGTGTTGCTCCTGGGGTCAATTCCGATGTGGCTTCCCATTTAGACGTGGAGGTATTGTAAACTAATACCATTCCATTACCAAGTCCACCAGAAATGTCAACGTCACCTAATGCCCCTAAAGTACCTCCACTACCTGCAATCGCAGATACAACTTTAGTAGCGTTTTTCGATCCAACTCGAACTTTAATGTCTGCCATATTTCTATAGGGTAACTCCAGCAGTCACAATTGCACTACCACCAACAACTCTGGTTTTCGTACCACCAGCATCAGCGACTAGTATATCATAACTATATCTACCAGACTTTAAGGTCTTGGTAATGGTATCTGTCAATGATATCTTCAATTGTCCTTGTGTTCTATTAGGGAATGATACAGTAAAAGTTGCAGTATCATTTAAAGAAGCAGGGTGCTTCTTTAACTTTGCATCACCTGTATACCCTGTTAAATCCAAAGGAGCACTATTATTATCTTCAAGTGTGTAAGTCTGATTAAAATCAGCCCCAGCATCAATTACTATATTGTTAACGTATGCTGCCATTATTAAATCAGTTAAAATCTACCTTCAGGTATTTATAAATCATTTACTCACCATTTGCTTTAAAAGAGTTTTTATCTCTTCCATTTCACTCTTTAAAGAGTCTAAATCGGTTTTTACTTGATCTAAACTCCTTTTTTCTTTATATTTTGTCTCTGATAATTGCATAAATTTATCAAATTCACTTTTATTTTGATTTACTATGGCATTAGAGTCCATGTCTCTTACTAAAGAGACATCTGACTTTACCTTTACAAAATTATTCATTATCCGTCAATTTTAAATGATCTCAATGCAATAGACCTAAAGTTTTTAATTCTTGGTGGTGTTGCTTGATTTGTAGAAGTCATAATAATTTTAATCATAAATGCATTGAATTGTGTAGTATTTTCAGCAGTAAACTTATACTCACTAAATTCTCTTCTATTGTTATTTGAATTTACTTCTTTATCTGGTAAACCATTTGTGTTGAATGGAATATAAGAAGTTGATTCGGATCCGTCTAGTCTATAGAGTTTATAGAAAGCACGAATATTTGCTCCCTTCTCTCTATGCCCATCTAATTGAACATACAGTGAATTGGATGTAAATTCAAGTGCAATCTTCTTAGTCTCATAAATTGCATTATCTGGATCCATTCCAGCAACCCTTGGTCTACTATCCGTTACCCAATTATTATCAGAAATTGGTTGATCTACAAGATTGCTCATTGTAATAATATTTGCTGTTTCTAAATCAACAATAGGAGAAACATCTTCTTTATCAGTTGCTAATGTCATCTCAAGAGCAAATGATCTTTGATTTTTAAGTATTCCAAATTCATTAACTTTAGAAGCAACAATTCTTGGAGTATCTAAGTAATTTAATTTATTGAGAGCAACATTTTCATATCCTTTATCAATAAATGAAGCTTCATTGCCACTTATACTTGTTCCAGAAGTTGTTTTAATCCTAGAAGTAATACTTGTACCAGTTGGAGTAATCGTACTTATTCTTGGATCAATAACTTCAAATGGAAC